AGTAGTGTAGAAACAATTGGCAGAAAGTTGATGCCGGGTGATGTAATAGAATTACCACACCTTAAAGATGAATATGCTCTTAACGATTATACTGTAGCACTTAAACGTTTCTATGTTATTGAAGATATTAACAGAGCCGCTGAAGGATTTTCACCTACTTGGTATCCACATCTTTATAGATTAAAGTTAAAGCAAATATACGATTCACAAGAATACAAAGATATATTAGATCTACCAGCAGACGAACATGCACCAGGTGGCGATACACTAAGAGATGTATTGTCAACATATGAAAAAGAAATGCAAATTAATGATGCTGTAGTAGCACAAGCAGAAGCAGATGCTCCTAAGTCAGGCTTTGACGTTGCACATTATTATAGTTTAGATTCTAATGCAGACGGTAGTGTTGATCTTAAGAATACCAATGCAGACGGCGAGATACAAGCAAAACCGTCTAGATCCGGTTATCAAGGTTATCTAATAGGTCAAGAGAATGCACCAAACGGAGCAACATTTGGACATGGCATATCATTTCCAACTGATGCTGTTGACGGGGATTATTTCCTTAGAACCGATTTTTTACCAAAACGTCTTTTCCAATATGATGGTACAAGATGGATTAAAGTTGAAGGTGATGTAAGAATGACATTGTCAAACACAAATACAGAGACTACACAAAAGGGTACATTTATTAACAATACAAATACAAACGAAATTGCTGGAGAAACTGTACAAGAACGCAGTAGTTTAAGTAAAGCTCTAAGACCTAAAAAACCAGAGGCTGATATCTAATGCAACATTTTTACGACGGACAAATTAGAAGATACGTAACCCAAATGGTTAGGTTAATGAGTAACTTTAGTTACAAAGATAACGAAAATAAACTTGTAACAGTACCAGTTATGTATGGCGACATTACTAGACAAGTTGGTAGTATTTTGCGTGATAACAGTGAGAACAAACTACCAAGTGTACCTAGAATGGGTGTATATATTCAAGGATTAGAAACAGATTCATCAAGAATATCTGATTCAAGTTATGTTAGTAAGCAACATATTAGGGAACAAAAGTACAATAACGATACACAAACATATGAAGGTATTCAAGGTAAAAATTATACTGTAGAACGATTACATCCTACTCCTTATATTTTAAACTTAAATGTTGACTTATGGACTTCTAACACAGATCAAAAATTACAGTTGATGGAACAAATATTAGTTCTATTTAATCCTACATTAGAAATACAGACTACAGACAATTATATTGACTGGACTAGTTTAACAACAGTAAGTATTACTAGTATTAATTTTAGTAATAGAACTATTCCTGTAGGAACTGAAAGTGAAATTGATGTATCGTCAATGAGTTTTGCTGTACCAATATATATTAGTCCGCCAGTTAAAGTTAAAAAGTTAGGTGTAATAACAAATATTATTGCTAGTATACATGACGAATCTAAAGGCACTATAGAAGTTGATTTATCAACTCCGCAACTTGATGCATGGGACGACTCAATAGTAGTGGGGCGTGTTGACCGAGACGGAAATGAAATATATGAGACTAGTAATAATACTAATGTTACAACAGTTACATATGAAAATCAAGGGATATATGTTGAAGGTAATAGTGTTAAATTAATATACAAAGGTAAAGTTGGCACTGTTGATTGGCGAACACTATTTGAAGCAATGCCAGGATCATACGAAGCAGGTATTTCTCAAATACATTTAAGACGCTTAGATTATCAAGACACTGAATATGCAATAGTTGGTACATTTAGTCTAAACCCATTAGACGAAACACAAATTAGTGTTAACTGGGACGCAGATTCATTACCAGACAATACAGTATTAACAGGCCCAATGGGCGACAGAAGTAATGTAGATTATATTATTGATCCTGCAACAACAGGAACATCAGCATTAAACTTAGGCTCTACTACACCTAGAGTTTTAATACTTAATCCAATTGGCAATGCAATTAATACTGACGGGCCAGACGCATGGAAAAATCAAGACGGGTCAGACTTTGTAGCACAAGCAAATGACATTATTGAATGGGATGGTACTAAATGGCATGTAGTATTTGATGCTTCTGCAAATGATAGTGCAACTGACGTAGTATACATTACTAATCTTACAACTTCAAAACAATACCGTTGGAATAACTCAGAATGGCTACTTTCAGTAGACGGCGAGTATCCAAGAGGCACCTGGAGACTAGCACTTTAAAGATAATTATTTGTATGAGCAAAAAAATTATCTGTAGTGGTGCAATCTTTTACACACTAGAAACTAAACGATTCCTGTTTGTTCGCAGGGCTAATACCAAGCGAGATAATGTTTGGGGATTAGTTGGCGGCACAACTGAAGATAAAGAAACTCCGTGGGAAGGTTTACAACGAGAAATTAAAGAAGAAATAGGTAATGTTCCTAACATTAAAAAAACTATTCCACTTGAAACGTTTGTAAGCAATGATACACAATTCTTGTTTCATACATACTTGTGTGTTATTGACAAAGAATTTATTCCACAACTTAATAAAGAACACGACGGTTATGCGTGGGTCAGTTTTAATAAGTGGCCAAAACCTTTACATTTTGGATTAAAAAATACACTTGAAAGTAAAGTTAATATACGTAAACTTGAAACACTTTTTGAAGTAATCAATTTAATTAATTAGGTATTAAAATGAATGATAATGTAACTAAAACTGAATATGGATATGAAGTATTATGGGCTAATACAGAACATTATTCTAGTAAAATATTAGTATTTGAACACATAGGATCAAAAACTAACATGAGCTTTACTAAGAATACTACTAAGTCGTGGTTTGTTAATAGCGGACAACTTAGAATTAGATGGATTGATACTGAAACAGGTAAACTATATGAAAACGATTTAAATGAAGGTTCAGTGTTTCATGTTCCTCCATTAATGCCTGTTAGTTTAGAATGTTTATATGCAGGAAGTGCTATAGCAGAAACAGCAACCAAATACGATCCTAAAGATGTTTATCACATAATACCTGCAAGTAATATTGAGGCAGACAATGAACAATCTAAAGTTTAGTGAACTTCCAAAATTTCAAAAAGACTTAAAATATTTTACTCAAGAACTTTCTTTAGTATCAAATCCTGCACTTAAAGAAGAATGTAATAAGTTATTAAAAGAATTAGCATCTGAAGCAGCACAAATAGACGCAGGTCACGATCCTGCAAATAACGGATATATTGATCCTCGTTCATTACACGAAAATAGAATACGAATAATTGAGATACGTAAGAGATTAACTACTATAGTTAATGATTTAAAGACTGCTTAGTCTTTTAACAGTAATGCTTCCAACCATAGCAGAATGTAGTGTACACTGATATGCAAAACTACCACTAGTATTTTCTGGAATTCTCCAATACAATGTTCCGTCGTCTTGACCCTGTGCATCACTGTCAGCACTTACTGTACCGTCTTCAGCTACATGTAGTAAGTTTGTTGTAAGTGCATTCAAAGATGCATCTTGTATTTCAAACGGATGACCGCCTACACCTAATAAATTAAATGCATATGTATGTCCGGATATTAAATAGATTGATGGATTATTTCCTGCATAATGCGGGTTAAATGTATAAGATGTAGCACCAATGTTGTCTACAGTGAACGTAGTTGCGGCATGTTCAAAAATTCTATCAACTGTTAAAAAGTTTGCATCATTTACATCAGTTAAATTTGAAAATTCAGTAACACCTGATGCACCATTATACGCAATAGTTACTGAGTCAGTATTGGCATCAGTGGTTACATTAATACTAGTACCGCCTACAAGTGTAAGTGTATCAGTTTTTGATTCTGCAGCTACTGTTGTTTGTCCTGCTACAGCAACGTTACTAAATGCGTTTTGGTTTGTTTCGCCTGAACTAGCACTTATGTCTTGGAAACTAAATCCGCCTGCACCGTTAGTTGTTAGTACTTGATTTGCTGTACCATCTATAATGTTTAAGTCTGTTAAATCTGTTGGTATGCTTGATGCTAATGCTGCATCTGTAATACCGTATCCTGCAAGTGTTGTTGGTTTGCTAGTAAGTGAACTAAAAGCACCGTCAAATGCATCTGTAATGCCATAGCCTGCAAGTGTTGTTGGTTTACCTGTTAAACTACTAAATGACTGTGCCGGTACACTAGTTAAGTAACTGCTAAGATCTGGAGGTGTAAATCTAAACACACCTGTAGTATTATCATAACTAATTGCTCCATCACCTGAGGCAGTTAATTCATTACCAATACTTAGGTCAGTTAATGTTAATACACTCGGTGTATTAGAAAGATTATTATAGTTTAAATAGTATGATCCATCTTGACCATCAAGTGTATCAGCATCAGTGCCGCCACCACCGGTAGTAGCATCAGTTCCTGGTGCCCATTTTGCACCATCCCATTTTATTACACTACCTGTACTTGGTGGTGATGTTGTTGTGTCAACGTCTGACAAAAAGTCTATGCTAAATGGACTTACATTAATTTCAATGTCATTAGTGTCTGTTGAATTTTGTGTAGTTATATTTGTGCCGCCGATAATATCAACAGTACTAGTAGGTGTTGTTGCATTTAATGTTCCGTCATCTGTACCTATACTTGAAAATAAATTTGGATTAGATGCAGAACCTGTATAATTAATTGTTAGAGTTTTTCCTACTACACTACTAGCAATATCAGTACCGCCTGCAATAGTAATTGTGTCTGTGGCTGTTGTTGCTGTTGCACTGCCAGTATCACCTGCAACAGTTTTAAATAATGCAACTCCGTCTGCGCCGTCAACAATGTTCCATACAGACCCGTCCCACTTCCATGTGGTTGTACCATCTGTATATGTATCGTCTATGTTTGGACTGATTGGAAAATTTAAAGCCATTATATAGTTCCTTTTTTATATTTATCGCAATCGAGGTCCGACGTTACGAATTGTTAGAGGTCCTGTATAAGACATTGGATTATATACCGCATACTTGGAAAACATTATGTTAGGTTCTGAACCTAACAAGCTCTGATTTAAGTTATCATAATCAGTACTAGAACCTGTGTTATATACTACATCTTTTGCATCATTAATAATATCTTGACGCAATTTATCTGGACTTGCTGTTGGTAATGATTGTGCCTTTAATGCTACAAGGCCTGCTGCTTGAGGAGACGCCATAGAAGTACCTCCAATGTTCATAATTTTGTAATTATCATCGTCTGGGTAATCTATTGTAGTATAAAAAACATCACCTATATTACTTGCTGTGCTTACTACTCCATTTCCTGGTGCCCATATATTTACAGCAGGACCTCTAGTAGACGATGTTGCTGTTTTATCAAAATAGCTTCCTCCTGACGCTTGAATACTACTGTCAATATTACCTACATTTAATGCACGGTCACTATATGGTGAACTTCCTCTATGGTACTCGTAAGATATTGCATTAAACACTACAACATTATTATAATCTAATCCATTTGAAACATCATGTTTCATTGGGGTATTGCCTGCAGCAATACAAACGTGTATGCCGGCATCAATCATGGCTTCAATTTCAGCATCAATTGATCCTACACGGGCTGGCATTCTAAAGCCACCACCTTCAGTTGCTGTTGGTATACCAGTATCTGCCCATAATACATATCGATCTGTATATGTAGATCCCCATGTCCAAGGAGTACCTCTATAAGATCCACTTGATGGAGTAGTAGTTATAATGCTACTGTACCCCCAACTCATATTAACAACTGTTGGTCGTTTTGCACCAGTAACTGGGTCTATTGGTTTATTGTTATGCCATAATCTTATAGCATCAAATGCATCTGATGATGCAATTCCTGTTCCGTCAGTTCCTGATAATGTTTCTAGCCCTGCTAACTTTTGTGAATAAACATGAGCACCTTTGGCCCAACCATATGTTTTACCTGTTGCTATACCTGCAACATGTGTTCCGTGGCCGTCAGCATCTCTATAATGATTTGCATTTTGTGTACCACTAAGTCCGCTTGCACCGTACCAATCTATTTGACGCATTCTAGTCTGTCCGGCTTTTAACCATAACTGTATTACTCCGTTTTGAGTATAGCCACCAGTAGTAAAAGCAAGTCTTAAATCTTCGTCAGTTTGTTCAATATGTATTGTACCTGCTAGACTAAGTTCGAAAGTATTTTTTCCTGCAGTTACTGTACCGTTTCCTATACCTCCGAATATTCTAGTTCTTTCTATAGTCTTGCCGTCTGCTAAAACAAATCGTATTAAAAATTCGGCACCGTCATATTGTCCGTTTGCCCAGGGTGTTCCTGTCATTGAAGCAATATAATTAGCTGTAGGATTTGCAAATTGATAATATGGTACGTATATATCATTAGTTGCTATGTTGTTATCAATAAAATTAAATGTAGTAACACCGCCTTGTACAGTATCAATGAGTTCATTTTTAGTACTAACCCATTCTGGGTGATCTGCTTGTATACCACTGTCTTGTATTACAACATCAACACCAGTACCGTCAATAGCATAATCGTAATCTCCAGTTAGTGTAGTTTGGAATCCAAATGCTGAGTTATCATTTGCTGTACATCTTCTTAAGCCCCAATTCACATAACTTGCTTGTAAATTTGAACCTCTATAAAATGTTCCTGTTTGTCTAGCTGCGTGACCAATTTGAATATCGTCTCTTTGATCGACAGGTATTTCTACACAATATACTCGTGGATCTTTTTTTAATTCTTCTGCTTCGTCGTCAGTGAGCATCCAGTGAGTCATGCGATCTGATCCAGGTCTAGGATTAGCAACTTCTACTGATCTATTTGGTATTGGGCCAGAACCTGTTGATGCTTCTAGTTCGGCATCAAATGCCTCTAAGTCTTCACCTCGATTAACAACAACAACATATTCTCTTTCAGACATCGTTACAGCTCATAAATTGTAATAAACACATCAGCATCTATGTTGGCGCCAGTTGCATCATGTACATATATTCGAATTACAGTAGTACTTGTTTTGACAAACGATACCATTGCAGGTCCTGATTGATTTTGTGCATTTCCTACTATTCCAAAACTGTCAGTATCAGCGCCAAGGGGATTAGTAAAAGTTAAAGTATAATCACCTGTACCATTGTCAGCACTACTAGCAGTACTTACGCCTGAGCCAGTTACTGAAAATGTACCTGATCCTTTTATTAGTCCAGTATACTTAGGAGCAAAAACACCGTTTGATATTACTCCGTCTGGTGCTGTTAGTGTTATTGAACTAGCACTAGTAAATGTTGGTGAACCTGTGCCTGCATTAATATATGCATCAGCAGTTATATCGCCTACTGTGATGTCATTAGTTGTAGTAGCACCTCTGCCAGTTACACTATCTAATGTATCTGTTTCAACAGTTGAAGTTAGATAGTTTGCATCATTAGTCCATTGACTAATGTTTCCTGTTTTATTTGTAAGCTCGTCAGTACTACTTGCTGTAATAAAATTGTCTATAGCGGGTGGCGTGTATGTAAATACTCCTGTAGTGTCATCATATACTAATGATGGCGTAGCATTTGCACTTGCTGTAGTAATAGATAAATCTGTTAAAGCAATTCCGCCTCCGCCTCCACCGCCGCCTGTTGAGGCAAACGTAATAGTGTCTCCGCTAGTAGTAATAGTCATGCCCGAACCTGCGGCAAAATTAACTGTATCAGTTGTAGTGTCAGCTGTTACTGTAGATTGTCCTGTTATTGCAAAGTTACTAAATGCGTTTTGATTAGTATCGCCACTGCCGCCGCCTGTGGATACTCCAACTACTGGTTGAATCCATTGCGAACCATCTACATCAGTAATGTAAACATACAACGCTCCAGTATTACTATTAAGCCAAATACTTCCTTCAGATGGTGAACTAGGAACCGATGCAGAAACATCAATACTTGCTCCGCCTGATCCTGCTGTTATTCCTGCTTGGTTTGCTTTTGTTAAAAAATCACTGTCAGCAATATTGGTTAAATCTGTTTTAGCAAGGCCTGCTGTAGTTGCTTTTGTCAGTAGTGCATCATTAGTTACGTTTGCTAAATCTGACGTAACTAGTTCGTAGCCACCAGCTATTGCGCCACTGTACACTCTTAATGAATTTGTTGCTTTATTAAAGAATACTTCACCACTAGAACCAACATTTCTATCTAAAAAGTCGTCAGGTCTAGGAATTATTCTAATTCTATCGACAACTGGTGCTTGATTTGATGCCATTAAAAAACTCCTTTATATAGAGTATTTATCTGTACGTGACTACTTATATTTGATCTTGTTTGATGTTTGATCCGTGCAAATCTTCTGGCGGTGTTTCACGATTAAGTATTTCGTAAATATCATGAGATGCTACAATAAATTTAGTAATACAATCAACGTGTAATATCATTGGTGTATAGCCTGGTATTTTAAGAAAACTAATATGTTGAATTTCTTTAACAGGACCCTTTTTATATTCTTCCATTGTTATGGGTTCTTCTTCTAAAGGCTGGCGATGTGAATTTCTAGTTGCAACAGTATGTTGCTCTATACCTTCTTCATCGATATAAAAGAGAACAAGATCCTTCTCGTCTAATAGTTGAGTTAATAATACTTGTGATCGTAAGCGATCTCGTTGGAACTTACGCATAGTATAGGAGTCTTTTACTTCTTTTTTCTTAATTGTAAAAATGCTCAACTCTTGTGTTGCAAATTCTTCAATAGCCATTATTTTCCTCCAAAATGTTTATTGTATATATCTTGAACTAAGTTACGTTTAATTTTAAATGTAAAGTTCATAATAAATTGTTTCTTTTTTAACCAAAGCTCGTCACTTGCATTTTTATCTCTTACTACTAACTCAAACTGTTGCTCTGATAATGGTATAATTTGTGCCAAAGGTGTTCCTGCTTTAAGAAGATATTCTCCTTTAGGAATATTGTAAAATGCTTGAACATTTAACTCAGTACTTACACTTGGATCTAATATACCTATACTACTTTCTAGCTCAAAACTATCAGGATATGCAATTGGTATCATTATAAATTTAACACCTTTAGGTGCAATAACGTTCCAAGGTGTGTTAAATTTAATTAGTGAAGTCATGCTCCAAGGTTTAACTGGCATTAGTGTTTCAACTCCAGTTTGTTGCTTACTAATAATTTCCTTACCTTCAGCAAGCTCGTGAATATCTGATGTTGGGACTGTCCACTTAAACTCTTTGCCGTCTCCCATAGTCTCAATTAAAACATCATGCCACATTGGTAAGATGTATCCATGTTTGTTTAAATCAAATATACCCGGGCATTGAGCAATATGATCCATCCTACCTTTTGATCTTTTTGACGATGCTTTGTAGTCTTCTCTAGCTCGTTTTTGCCAGTTAGTAATATACTTACTTGCAGGTATAATTGGACATGCTTCTGCTACACCTGGTATTGTTGAGAAAAATTGTATCTTTTTCATTTTGCTATCCTAATATCAAATGCTATATTAATTCTATTTTTACTTGCATGTTTATTTGTTTCTACTTCATGAGGTAGCCAACTTGGCCACATTATTAGATCTTTATCTGCTGGAGTAAAATAAAAGTCTCTAACAAATGGTGAAGCACTGTCGCAATCTCCTAGTACGTTAGCTGGATTAACTATTCTTAAGTCTCCTGTATCTGCACCTTTTACATAGTATACACCAGAAAATATTGCGTCTTTATGACTATGCATTACATTTCTACTTCCTGGGTTATTTACGTTAGTCCAGTAAGTTAAAATATATTTACGATTATGTTTTGTCATTAGTTTTGAAAAAATGCTATCTAATTTACTATAGTAATCAACATTTTCGTTTACTAGATCTATAATTGCATCAGTTAGCCAACTTATATTTTCATAAACATGCGAAGATCTCCAACAGTCTAAATTAGTAGCATCTGTTGAAGGTGTTGCATCATAAACACTATTGATATCATCAAGTAGTTGAGATACTTGTACTTCTGTACCTACATTTTCGTTATGAAAAAACTTAGCCGTTAATATTGATGTCATCTTTCATACCATTCTTTTAGATAATCATAATGATTTAAAAACATATCTTCTGCTAGTTCTACTCTAGCGGTATGCGATTTACAAAAATACTCAGCATATTGTTTTTGCTTGTCAGTTAAAACAGACTCTGTTCCTTCATATGCTCCGCCAGCATGAAGCATACTAAACCATTGTGTAACACAGAACATACTGCTTGGTGTTAAATGTAAAAATCTTTGTGGTTGAGGTAAAAATGCTCCAAGTATTTCTTTTACAAATCTTGGTCTATCTTCAATTTTTTGGCTACGAATTTCTTTCCAAAATTCTGTATCACTTCTTGTACTATAGTGATAATGTGCCCAAACAAATGTAAATATTTCTGCAGACATTTCACCAAAGCCTTGATTCATTAAATGTTTGGCTTGGTCAGACCAAACATTATTATTTGCATTTAATAAATCAGTTAAACTATGTACTAGTGCTGTTGTAAATGTAATTCCTGTTGCTTCTAATGGCTCAACAAAGCCTGCACTAAGACCAACTCCTACTACATTTTTTAAAGCAATCTGATGATGGGCACCACATTTCATCTTTAAGTGTTTAGCTGGTGCAACATACTCACCTAAATGTTTTCTTAGTTCTGCTTCGGCATCTTCGTCGCTAATATGTTTACTTGAATATATGTATCCGTTACCAACTCTTGTAAAGATAGGAATAGTAAAACACCAGCCTGCATCCATTGTAGTTGCTTTTGTATAAGGATGACATTCTTCTTGGGGATTAGTATATTGTGTCTGTATCATTACAGCTCTATCAGTAAGTAATCCTAAATCGTTAAATGACTGCCATTTTGATCCCAACTCTTTTTCAAGTAATAAACTACTAAATCCTGTACAGTCTAAAAATAAATCACCTGTATATTTTTCGCCTTCTTCATTTATTAAATATTCAATACCATTTTCATTTTTTGTAATACTTGTAATCTTAGTATCAATATATGTAATATCGTCAATTATTAGATCTTTGATTGTTTTAATAATTTGATATGCAGAAAAATGTACAGAGCCAAAGCCACTTGGTCCCATACCTGTATTAACATCTAGATAATCTTCATACTTTAAAGATTTATTTGCTTTAGCAAGTCGATATGCAGGATGCCATTCTGCTAATTCTGAATAAGGTTTGTCTATAAAATAGTCTGAGTAGAAAAAGTCCTCAGCAATTACACTATTTACAGCCGTGTCATTGTCAACAAAATAAGGCTCATCGTTCCACCCAATGCATTCAACACCATACTTAAATGATGCATCACTAGCATTCATCCACTTGTGAGGTGGTATTCCGCAACGCCATAAAAATTCTGCTGTTAATGGTTGTGTACCTTCACCAACACCAATTGGTCCTGCATCTGAGTCTTCAATTAATACAATTTCAGCCGGAACTTGTAATTGATTTCTTAGATAGGCTGCAGATAACCATCCACTTGTTCCGCCACCGAATATTACAATTTTTTTTACTTTATTTAAAAACATTCTTCTACCTATATAAAAATTCTATGTTAAAAGATAAAGAAACTCTCTCTTTATCTGCTTTGTTTGGCTCCACTTTATGTTGTAACCAACTAGGAAATAATATTATCATTCCTTGCTCTGGTGGAACTCTAACAATGTTACTATACTGTTCACATCTATGAGGGAAAGAAATAACAAACGGATTTGGGCTTTTAAAAGAAATCATTCCGCAATCTTTATCGGCTTTATGATAGTATACTCCACTTACTGTATTAGGTTGATACCCGTGTTCATGAAGTCCAATGTTATTATCTTTCTCAAATATATTTAACCACGACTCTACTATTTGATACTCATCTTCGATAGACTGTTGTGCATCATTAAGATACTTTTTTACGTGCTTAAGAATTAATTTTTTAGTATTAAGTAACTTATAATCTTCTATTATATTAGTTTGTTTATTTGGTATAAACGTAGTATTTGCTGTATCATTATGAGGTTGCCAATCGTTCTTAAACTCTAATCTAGGTATAATTGATGATAATTCTGATTCAACTGTATTGTCTTGATCAGCATCAATGTATATAGGAGTACTAAAAAAGTTATGTATCATGTTCTAACAACCAATATGTATAATCCGTTCCACCATTCTTTTGGATTCTCTTCACTGTTTAGTAATATCTTCTCATACGTTACTAATCCTTCACAGGTGTTAATTGCTTCTCTTGCGCCTTCAACAACTCCTTCCCAATTAGCATCGTCAAATATTAAAACAACCTCATTTGCAAATGTATTCCAATAATGTATAACAGCATCGCGTGTACTTTTAGCATCGTGAGGGCCATCATAGAAGAACATCTGTACTTGCTTTTGCCAAGGAGTTGTATCAACTGACATCATATCAGCATTAATTACAGTTACACCTCCTGACTGAGGTTGATACTTTTCAATGTTCTTTTTAAATTCTTCAAGATTGTTTGGCGGAAGTGTTTCGTCTTTTTGGGGTTGAATTTGTTCTTCCCATTGATCAATAGCAATAGCATTTATAGGGTTATCTTTAATAACTGAACACATTGTAGCACCTAAGTATGAGCCAATTTCTAAGTAACTGCCAACTCCCTGTGCAATACCATTTAATACTGTTTGTACTCTTGGACTAGTTAATCCTGGCACATCAATTTTTATCTTAGGTACTCCGCTATCGGCAATAACTGATGCTACATGTTTAATAATATCACTATGATCTAAGTCTGACTTAGCCTTATAAATTTTATCACAATATTGACATTCCCAACAATCAAATTTACAATTTTTAATTTTGTTACGCCATATATTAATAGGCTTGTCTTTTAAATTTGTTTCTTCAAGATATGTTTCAAATCCTGCTGCAACAATTTCTTCGTCTCTATCCCATTTACGAATTATTTCCATTGTTTCGTAAAGTCTTGGTATTGCTTCACGTCCGTGCATTTTAAATACATCAATACCTAAGTCGTTTAAAAATTCTTCCCAGTCTTCTTTCCACGGTGGAAGGTCTGCCGTTTTTAAATGAACTGAAGGATCTAATACGTCCCATTTCGGGCAACTAACACGACTAATAGGATCATTAAAGTATTGCGGTGTTGGATCTTGTCTTGTATTATTAAACTCAAAATGTTCAACCATCATTGGACAGTTTCCTAAACATCCTTCATTAGCAAGTAAACTATACCTTATTTCTTTCCCTAAATTAACTTTAATCCAATCTTTTGCCTCTTTCAAACGTAATAATGTATCTCTATCACGCATTAAATCTCTATCAAGATTAATGTAATCAAATCCTACTTTAGCGAGATTAACTATTTCACTGGCAGTACGCACATCTCTTAAAATTGTATTTTTAACTTGTAATTCAGGAAATGCTTTTTTAATTTGTCCTGTTGCCATCCAATGTGTATGCGGAATAGTTACAGTTCTTACACCTGCATCATACAACGGTTTAAAGTTTCTAATAAGTGTATCTAGATTAGATTGTGTTGGAGGTACTGTAGTATTATTAAATGTAGCACTAACTGGTATACCTATTTCTTGTTGAATATACAATGCTGTATTAATTGCATATGAATAATCTTCATTATGCATGAAAATATCACCCATTGCATCTTGCACAAAAGGCGGTATTCTACTTGTAAAGTATACATCGTATATAAGGTGTTTGTACGTCTTTAAAAAATCATAATACTCCTGAAATTGTTCAGGAGAAAGTTTAGGGTTTAAAGGTACACTAAATATTTTTTGCATTCATGTCTCACTAGTATAGCTATATTTTATACTTAGTATAGCATATAATGCGATCTCTGTCAAGTTGAATTATGTTTCTTTTTCAGCCCAATTAACTTTAAATGTTGGGGTACGGGGAGTTAAATTAGTCGAAGGAAAATTACACTCAAAGTAATTATACATTAAACGCTGAGCTTCGTCTAATGTAGTAACTTCATTGCCCATTTTAGTTAATGCAGGAATGTATCCATTGTTCGCATCTAATTTATTTTTAATATGCAAATTCATAACAGTCTTTAAAAACTGAAGTCCGTTATTAGTATCTTGTTGAGTCAACTCGTAATAGAATTTAGGACCTTCTTCAGTATGTGTATCACCAGTATCTTGCACTATTTGTTCGTATATATCAGTTTGTTTTGCTACTGGTATTTCTCCGTTTAGTGCTGTTACAAACTTATATGACTTTGCTGCTTTTTCTGAAACAACAGCACCATTTAACCAATCAACAAAAGTTCCGTCAGGTGCTGTGCTTATAGTATAATTCCAAAAATCCCCGATTCTATCCATCCCAGGCATCCAGCGAGGATCATTACTCGCTATAGTTTCATGAATTATATAAATCAAAGTCGTCGTCCTTGTTGTTAATTGGCTCAAAAGTATCTCTGTCGAACGGCTGTCCTGCTTCTTGCTTGGTTATTTTTTCTTGCATCGGCTGTGGTGTTAATAAATCTTTAGTTGGTTGAGCTCCTAACTTTAATTTTTCGTCCACTTCAAGTTGCAATTTAGTTTGAACTGTTTGTAACTGAGATGCGTAACTAAGGGCAAGTCCTAATGTTTCGGTTTGTTGTTCTGGTGCCATACTTAAAATAGCATCCATGTTTCCTGTATTAATTCTGCCGTAGAATACTAGATCTGTTGATGCTTGTTTTGATAATCTATTTGTCCAATACTCTGCTTCGTATATATCTTCTTCTTCGGTGTTAAGAATATCCATATAAGTTCTACCTGAACCATCTGGAAGTAATGCTTCGTCTGACTCTAAAAACTCATTAATAAGGTCAATTAGATTTTGTCTTTCAAGATAATATTCACGTAGTTTCTTACGAGACTGATCTAAATTCTTAGTTTCGTTTTCAGCTTCGATTTGTGCTAATCTTTTATCAAATGGGTCTTCAGTATTATCAGCAATCCATTGGTTGCGATCTCGTTCAACTTCCCATTTTTTATTATCGTACAAAATTTGTTGTAATGTTTCTTCTCTACTTCTAAGTTCTAACATCCACTGACGCAATTTTGCAAATGGGGTAATTTGTGTTTGACCCACAAACCATTTTATTTTGAATTTTGGATTAGTCCATTGCTTATTATAAGCAGAACTTAATGTTTCTTTATCTTTTTCTGATAATTGATCTACATTAGTAGTTAGTGGCATTGTTGGTGCATCACTAAAATACTGTTGTTGTCTATCGACCTTTTTGTCAATATTGTTGTCTGTCATTTATATCTCCTAAAAAATAATATCAAGTATTACTTATACGAGTATTTAACTAGACTAAGCTCTCCAAGAGCCGAAACCTGAACTTCGTCCAGCTGGCCCTTTAGGCTCCATTGAAGATGCACCCTGTGTTTGGGTTTCTGTTGAATATACAAATTTAGCAGCTAAGTTATTCTGTAATCCGTTATATTGTCCTAACATATATGATTTATCATTACCTAATGTGTAGTTTTCTTCACCACAGTTAGTATATGCTTTATTCATATAACTTCCGCTTGCTGTTGTATCTGTAAGATGATTAGTCCTACGATATGTATAGCCGCCTGCCCAACTTCCGTTGTTTCCGGCATACCCGTGAACTAATTTAGAAGCTATGGATTTTTGTTGGAAATGATATCCTGGTTGTGTACCGCTTCTTGCTAATAGTGTTTCACTTGCAAATTGGAAATTCCAGCAATAAACTGTACCGCTATAACCTTCGCCCATATACCATGTTCCAAAGTTTTCAGCACTAATACCCCATGGTCCGCCTGCTGTTGCTCCGCCTTGGCCGCCTGTAGTACTTAGACCTGGTCTAGCATACATCATTTCAGTAACGGTATCGAATCGTTCAACGTCTGATCTTCCTCCGCCTGTAATCCAAGTTGCTAAGTGTTCTTTAAATATTGCTCCCATATGACCTCTACTATTAGCCATATTAGAACCATTTTGACATGCAAATGCTGTGTCTGTACGCATACTAAATCCGCTTGTGATATTACCACTAGCATTATGTGCGTTTGTTGTTCCAAAATAGAAAGCTCTATCTAGTCCTACAGCACCAGCTTTATAGTTTCCTGTTCTATCTAACAAGTCTCCTAAATCAGTAGAAGTATCTGTTGAATGGTCTGTTCTGTTTACGTTTTTCCAAACAGCTGAACTTTTGTATCCACCCATAACATAACCGGCTGTAACAATTTGTCTTGTATACCAAGGAATTGTAAAGTCTTGCCAAGCAGTATTATGAAGTGTGGAATAATATTCAACTGCACCTTTATCAGTGTTATAACGTAATGCCCCTGTTGGATTGTTTGACCGTTGTCCAGTAGTTCCAACGGGTACTCTTAAGTATCCTGAATCGTTAATGTGACTGTTCTTTAACGTTGCCATTTATTATTCCTTTAATTGTTCCATCCGCACACAGCACTACTCATTCCTGCTTTACCTTTAGGTTCGCCTGATGCGCCTAACTGGAAGCCCGAATCTGTATTATAATTCCATCTATGTGATAAGTTATTCTGTAGTCCGTTATATTGCCCTAGCATATACTGGTGATCTTGACCCATTGTATAGTTCTCTTCACCGCAATTACCAATTGGTTTATTTACAGTTCCTGATGTACTATTAGTAATAAAATTAGTTTTTCGATATGTATAGCCACCTTGATAACTTCCGTTGTTTCCGGCCCATGCATAGTTGTGTTTACTCTGTATTGACTTCTGTTGGTGGTGATTACTTATTGTTGTGCCGCCTCTAGATGTAAGTGTTCTTGTTGCAAATGTAAAGTTTCTATTGTCGTTGGACGTATACATAATGCCATAAGTTTCATGACTAGCACCCCAACAATCTGCTGACGTATACGTAGGACTAAGCACAGCTACCACTGATTTTGTAACCATGTTGTATTCTTCAATATTAGCAGAACCGCCACCAATAGTAAATGCAAATACATCTTCTTGGAAAACTCCACCTAAACGTATTCTATTATAACTTAAATTACGTGAAATGTCAGTAGCATTAGTTTCTGTTCTCATATTGAAAGCAATAACATAGTTTGAACTCGCAACGTGAGCGTTACCTGCACCAAAGACATATGCATAATCTTTACTACATGCTCCCCATTGGTAGTTAAATGCTCTTTCTATACTACCGTCACCTAGGTTAATTGTAGTATCAGTAGAATTAAAACACTTATTAACATTATTCCAAACAACAGCACTTTTGTATCCACCAAGTACATATGATGTAGTAATAATTGTTCTATGCGGAAATGCAACACTGTTAGATGCCCAAGCATAACCGTCCCAATATTCAACGATTCCTAAATTACTATTTAATCTTACTGCACCAACTTCGTTTGCTGGTCTATCAGCATCAGTTCCTACAGGTAATCTTAAATATCCAGTATCATTAAAATTTGTATCTAATAGTTGTGCCATGTTTTATATTCCAAATCTATGTCTTAAAGAGTGCGTATTGTTTCTAATTTCTTCGTCGGTGTGTCTATCAGCGTGTGCTGAGAAAAACTTAATATCTCCCCAATACTGGCTACCAGTAGTAACACTAGTACTACCACTATGATATCCGCCTAAAGAACCAAATCCTCTATTATATCTTGCGTTTGAGCTTGTTATAGTTCCTGCAAGATATCCATTAATAAAAAACTTATATGTTGGATTATCACTATTACTCCAACTCCATGCATAAACAGCAAACATTCTCATAGTACTTCCGCTAGTAGTACCAGTATACTGATCACTACTGTAACAAGGAAATTGTGTATCTTGATTTGCGCCGCTGTCAATGAAGCCAACGCTGTCGTTATCGTACATACCAACATTATAAGCACCGCTTCGTATAATTACATGATGGTCGGAACTGTAACTTCTTGTAAGTGTTCGCCACTCACTTGTGCTAGTTTTTACTCTTGAAACACAATAGTAAGTAACGTCTCCTGATAAACTTATATCAGATGCTGTTTTAGCTTGACCATAACTACCATTAAAATCAAAGAACCCATCAATACCATAATTTTGATCACCTTCATTGGTAGTCGTAGTTCCTTTAATATGCGGGCCTGTTCCTAATGAACTGTTTTGCCAAGCATTAGTTGCAACATTCATATTATTAGCATTACCTGAAAGATCATACCATACACTTCCGTTACCTGGATACGATTCTGGTAGTGTAGCATCTAAATGCATAACACAGTTTCTACGCATAAATGCGCCTTGGCCAGTTCTAACATCTGCCCAAAATCCCTTAAAATAATATTCAACATATCCTAAGTCGGTATTAAATCTCATAGCGCCATCGCCTGGATTAGAAGGGCGTTGGGCTGTTGTACCTTTGGGAAGGGTAGTCTGATTAGTTGAGTTTATAACTGTGTTCTTTAAAGTTGCCACTAGGCTTACTCCCTATTTACTTTTTTTCAATTCAGCGATTTCATTTGTTAATGTTTTAACAGACTCAATCAAATATGCTGTAAGTTTGGTATAGTTAATACCAAGTGGTTTACCAGCATCATCTAGTTTAACTAGGTTTGGCAATACATTATAAACATCTTCTGCAATTAATCCAGCTTCGTCTTTTGTACTTCCGTCTTTACGATCATATGTAACACCTGATAATTTTAATACATTTTCTAATGCATTAGTAATAGGATTAACGTTTTCTTTAAGAGCAATACTTGAATCCTCTACAATACTAGTTGCTGTCATTGTACTAAAATTACCATTAGCTCTAGACGAACCGCCTATTGTTGTCGCATCAATATTACCGCCATTACAGTCAATGGTGCTTATTGTTGTAGTACCACCTAAGCTACTGTTAGCGGTTGTAGTAATTGCTGTTGCTGATAACATACCAGATGCAGGAACAAATGACAGTTTTCCGCCACTATAATTTAAGCCTGTAACACTACCATCATTAGCATCGGCATCATCCATTATGGCAACGTAATAGGTGCCCGAGTCTCCTGTTTGGTTTGTTGTTTCAAAACTAATATCCCCAAATGACAAGTTACCACTTGTATCACTTGTTATTGCATAACCACTTGCTGATGGTAATGCTGATGGCATAGTTAATGTATAACTGCCGCCTAAACTGCTTGGTGCTTTAAAAGCAGCGTAATTACTACTTGCTGCATCTGCTAATTTTAAACTTTTTTCACCATTAAGTTGAATATGTTTCGCAGCTTTTACTTCACCAGTTCCGTTTGGGTCGAGCACCATATCGACATTGTCTTCAATAGTTTGTAAGTTATTCTCTTTGGCAGTGAATGTACCTAAAACCGGACCACCCTGTACACCTGTTGTAATTCTACGCATTATTATTCTCCTTAAACTGTTGAGGTTTCAATACCGTATACTACAACACTTACATCTGTACTGTCGCATCTACATACAATATTTTTGCTCGCATCAATAACAATTCCGCCTCTTTCAAGTACACCGTTACCAATTAACTGTGAGTCAAATTCAATATACTCTGCATTAGTTGGTGTTCCTGAAGCAGCTAATGCTACACGAACAGCTCTGTTATTTGCTGATCTATTTGATACACTAACAGTTACTACTGCGAATGTACTAGCAGGTACAGTGTATACAGTTGTATCTGTATTAGCACTTAAATCTGCATTTCCTAAAATTCCTGTTGCCATTTTGTTTTCTCCTAATGTTATCTTAACATGTAATTTAATGCTAGTGGTAAGCCAAGAACACTTCCACTAAAGTTAACGTTTGCTTTGATATTTATCGTTTCTCCAGATACCGTTGTTATCTGATTGGTGTTAATAAATATGTCGCCTGCTGTTAC